CCACGGCCTCCCCATACTGGCGGTACAGTTTCATGCGGGCATCATTGGCGGCCCCCAGGTGAGGGGCCAGGAGCTTGGCGATATGCCCCACCCGGAACGCGGACCGCGCCCCCATGGGTGCCCTAAGGAGCTTCAGGAGCGGCTGTTCCAATGTCAGTAATTGGCCAACGGTCAGAATCATGATGTTCTCTCCTACGGTCTGCTGCGGCCCACCGTCAGGCTCTGCCTGGTGGGCGGGCGATAAATCGGGCGATTGAGTACCCCCGCCGCCAAGGCGGACAGGGCCAGAGCCACCGCCACTTGCGCCACGCCACTGAGGGAGGACGCGGCGGCTGCCCCTAGGGCTAGGGCGGCGGTCACTTGCCCCACCAGATTACCCCATGGGGTGGCGATAGTCGCGCCCGCGCTCAGGGCGGCGGTGACGGCGGCAGACAAAAGGGCGTAGCCCTGGGGCACCGTCGCAGACAGGGATAGGGACGTGGTCACATCCGCCAGCCAGGACTTGCTGGCGGTCCCCTGGGCAGTTAGGGCGGGGATGGCGGCGGAGACACTGACCTCCAGCGCCCGGAGCCCCGTGGCGGACACTGATAGGGCGGGGATGGCAACGTTTGCCGGATAGCTGGAGGACGGGGCATCCCAGGAGGTATAGTCATCCCCCCAGGCCTGGGCATCGCCTTCCCAGGAGTCGTAGACCAGCGATGCGGCGTATAGCGCCATCAGCTAACCAGGTGGGCGATCTGGGCGGCGGAGAAGTACAGCCCGTCACCAGCCAGGACGGTGCGAGATGCGGTCAGGGCCGCGCCCTGGCAGAACTGCCCGCCCTTCCAAAACCCGGCATGGGTCACCGTGGCGGCTGGGAGGTTGGCGAAGGTCACCGTGGCAGAGTTGCCCACGGACCCGCCAGAGGACGCCGCATAGGAGACGGTCTGCCGGGCGTAGGAGCCCCCCGCCACCTCATTAGCCCCGGTGGTGCCCGGGTCCCCCGTGTGCAGGCTCATAGTGACAGTCCCGACGCCAAAGAAGGCATCCAGGATTGAGTTCTTCATGTAAGTCGATACGGACATTAGACCTCTCCGGCTCCAGATTCACGGCGGGCGCGGCGGCGAGCCCGAATCAACCGATCCCCGCGTGAGGCATGGAGCGTCACTAGAGAATGGGTGATGGCGTCATCGAAAATGCGCTTCAGGGCCACCACCTCTGTTTCGGCTGGTTGCCCCATTTCCGTCAAGGGCTCCGTAAGAGCGGAATTGATGAGGGCCAGGTCGTCCGGGTCGTCCACAGCTGGGAGTGGGATGGTAATATCCCCGTCCGGGGTGGTGACCACGATGCGGGGCTTGATTTTCGAGATAGTCATGCGGCTCCTTTAGACGGTTGACGCGCCGACGACCCAGACGTCGGTCAGGCAGGTATGCCATACCCCGTCCAGCCCCTCAACGGCCTCAGCGGAGGTACCGAGCTGAACCTGGACACTGTGGGTGTGCCCTAGGGCAGAGTAGGGGTGGGTATGGACGGAGGGGGCGTAATCATGGGTGTGCGCCTCCGGGGGGAATAAGGTAGGCTTGCCCTGAATGTCGGACCAGGTCACCGCCGCTGATGACGCCGCCGCACCGATGGCGGAGCGGAAGGAGGCGGGGTCTGAGATGGTGTAGGAGCTACCCGTCAGGTATAGCCCCGCTCCACGGAGGGTTCCCGTGGTGGCCACGATGTCCCCGGTGTCCGAATAGATGGAGCCCGCCGCCGTGATGGAGCCCCCGGTCCAGACTGAGCCGAACTTGTTGCTGCTGTTAAGGACCACCGTGGTAGCATTAACGGAGCCGATCTGGGCGGCAACGATAGACCCCGTGATCTTGTCGGCGGTGATGCTGCCGATCTGAGTAGCGGAGATGGAGCCCGTGATCTTGGAGGAGTCAATGCTCTGGATCTGGCTGGATGCGATGGAGCCCGTGATCTTAGTGGCGTCAATGGAGGTGATCTGGGAGCTAGCGATGGAGCCCGTGATCTTGGTGGCGTCAATGGAGGCAATCTGGGAGCTAGTGATGGAGCCCGTGATCTTATCCGCCGTAAGGTACGCGATCTTGTCGCTGGTGATGGTGCCTGTGATCTGCCCGGCGGTGATGCTGGCAATCTGGCCCGCCGTGACAAGGCCCACAAGGGCGGAGGAGTTGACGCTGTTGATGTCCGCAGCCACCGTCTTCCCGGCCACGGCGGAGTTGGAACTGGCTGCCCATGCCCCCGCCACATTCTCCCAGATCGTATTGTCCGTGGTCCTCACGGCTAGGGTGCCCACCGGGTAGTCCGCGTTGGGGAGAGTGGGGAGGGAGGCCACAGCCACCGGGGCCTGGATGTTGGAGCCCAGGACCCGGGCGGTGTTCAGGATACCGTCTGCCAGCTGAGAAGTGACGATGACACCCGTGATTTGCCCAGCGGTCAGGCTGGCGATCTGCCCGGAGGCGATGGAGCCGCTGATGGCGCTCGCATTTACGGCGGCGATCTGATTGGCCTGGACGCTGCCGCTGATCTTGCTGGCGTCGATAGAGGCGATCTGCCCGGAGGCGATCTGCCCCGTAATCTGTCCGGCGGTGATACTACCGATCTGCCCGGCGGTGATGGAGCCGCTGATGGTGCTAGCGTTGACGCTGGCGATCTGTGAGGCCACGACTTGTCCGTTGAGCTTGCCCACGTCCAAGGCGGCGATGTGGTCGGAGAGGATGGCCCCGCTGGCAACGGTGATCTTGCCGCTGCCGTCCACAGTTACCGGGCTGCCCGCAGCAACAGCCGTGGCCTTCAGCGCGGAGGCCCTCACCCCAGACGTTGAGGCGGCGACAGTGACGTTATAGGTGGGAGCGCCCACGAGATTGGGCTCCCCTAGGGCGTTGTAGGAAACGGCCTTGAAGATCCAGTATTCCGGCGTGGACGGAATGGGCCAGTCGCCATCCTGGCGGCCCGCCACTGTCAACCCGCAGACCGGGTCCTCCATGTAGTCCGCCGTGGGGGTGAAGTTGGAGTCCGCCGGGCACCGGAAGAAGCGCACCCAGGCGAAGTCCGGATCAGCCGGGGGTGTGAAGGCGAAGCTGAAATAGCCCCTGGGGATGTCCGAGGTCTCCGCCCGGTTGACGGTGACGGAGAACCCCGTGACGTGATCGGCCAGCCCACGCGGCGGGAGAACCACGGATGCCTTGGGGACCGCGTCGGAGATGTAATCAGCCGGGGTGTACCACTGGCCCAGGGCCGGGTTATTGGCCACCAGGCAATACCACATGGTGACCGCCGTACCGTCCGGGACGGTGGCCCACATAGTCCCAGTCCCGCTGATGAAGCCCACGCCCGTGGGCGTCCACAGAGCCGGGTCCGCCGGGGCGTCGGTACCCGCATGCTCCCAGATCGAATAGTTGTACCCGCTCCCGCTGAGAGGTGTGAAGGAGACGTCCAGCTGAGCCATCAGGACGTTGTTGCCGTCCGCCTTGTAGCCCTTCAGGACCACGCCGAAGCCGTAGCTGTGCCCCCGGTCCGGGCGGGTGTCGTCCTTAGGGATGTTGATAGTCGCTGGCCCGTAAGTGGAGGACCACTCGGGGTTCTGCCCTCCCGCCTCCGTGGCCACAGCCTTGAGGTAGCCCACCTCCACCGTACCTGCGGCTACCGGGAACCAATCGGAGTACACCGTGGTAGCTCCGCCCTTGGCGTGGTGAGCAACCATGCGGAGCGCCAACCAGCCCGCGTCAGTCCCAGGGACAGCCTGGTCCGATGCCTTCCAGTAGACGTCTGTGCCCTCATAGTTGGGATGGGTCAGACAGGTCCCCGACAGGGCGATGCCTAGCCGGTAGCTCCACCCCTCACCGGGTAGGTTGCGGGTTTCCACGACTACGGAGTCAATCGCGGGGGCGCTAATCACCACGCCCGCTGCCGTCACGACCACCGTGGCGATGGCGTACTGGCTGTGCACCGTGGGCACGCCACCGTGCAGCACCTGCTTGAACTTCTGGCGATCATTGTTGCTGTAGCTCATCATGTGGAGATACAGCGTAGCCGGGAGGCTGGCGGGCATCGGAGCCCGGACCGTCAGCGTCTCCACGTTGGCCGGGGGCGTGGCCAGCGGGTCCTTGGTGTAGGGGTGGGAGCCGCAATCGACCACCTTGCCGTCCGGGTACTCCACCACCGCCATCACGCCCTCGAACGCACCGATGGTGAACGCGCCCGGGATGCCGAAATAGGGCGGGGCGTAGTCCTGGGAGATTACCACCTCATCCGCCCCTGCCGTCACAACGGGAGACCCGGAGAGGTTGATGGAGGCCAGGCCATTATCCGCCTGGGCTGCCGAGATGTAGGCCGTGAAGTCGATGGTGACCGTCGCCACCGGGGTCCGGTTGGCCGGAGCCAGCGGGGTCACCGTGTCCAGCCGCACTAGCTCATTGCAATAGCCCCAGGACCGCGATAGGGCATACACCACCCAGGTCACCACGGGAGTTGCTAGTCCCTGGAGGTACGCCAGCGGAGGCGTGGGCACCACCATCTTGTCAGAGAGAGACCCGCTGGGCTCCGCATACCACCATCCCTGATGGTAGATCTGGCCCGGCATCGTTGGGTGTTCCGGGTCCGCGTCCGCCTCCTGGGGAATCTCCAGGAACATCTCACACCCGCTGAACCCCGCATCAGCGGGGCACGTTGCGGAGATGTCCATGGTCACGGTGGAGCCGTCTGCGCTGATGGCGGTGCTGTTCACCGCCAGCCCCGTGACATCCCCCAGTGGGACATCACCTCCGCCTGCACCAGCCGCGCCGCGCACGCCCGCCTCCCGCCACGGGGAGAGGTAATCCAAACTGGCCTGTCCCCCGCCATCCACCAGCCAGCCCTGGACCAGGATGGCAGCCTGGGTGTAGTTGGGGATGGATAGGTCAAGGCTGACAGTGGCGTCCGGGTCTGAATTCGACAGCGAACCCACAGAGGCTTCTGCCGCCCACTCAGGCCGCTCCAGAATGAAGCGAGTGGAGGTGTCGAAGGGAGCCACGGGCGTCCCCTGGATGGTGACCGATGCGGCTGTGTTGGCGGCAATTCGGTAGACGTGCCCGGAGCCCGCGCCAGCGATGACCCGCAACAGGAGTCCCGTGACATCCGGGAGCCCGGCCCCATCGTTCAGTAAGGGGTTAGCCCAGGCGGAGTCCGTCAGGGTGGAGCCGGAGGCCGTAGGCTTAACCCTCATGGCCACCAGATCCCCAGCTAGTACGATGCCCACCGGGTCAGGGGTGACCGTCAGGGTGTTGGTCCCGGAGGCCGTCACGGTGAACGTAGCCGCCTTGAGGGCCGACCCGTTAGCCGTCGCCAGGAGTGTGACCTCCCGGTTAGCCCAGGCATTAGCGGCCCAGGAGGCTCCGCCGATGGTCAGGGTGTTGGTGGCGACCCCCGTGACCGTCCCCTGGAATACGCCGGGATAGTCCACGATCTTCGCCCGCACGACCAGGGAATCGGCCTCAACGTCAGGGAGTCCGCGTCCGCCGCTTGCTAGGGAGGTGATGGAGATGGACGCCGCTGGGGTGCCCACCCCAGTGGACTGGCGGGTCATCCGGTTGGGGTCCCGCCCGGCGTAGAGTTCCCAGGAAACCAGCCCTGTGGGCCAGCTTGAGACCTGGGCCGCGATGGTGTTGGTGTCTCCGCCAGCCGTCACGGGAACAGCCGCCGTATTGGACGGGTAGGTCCGTTTTCCAGCGGCGTCTAACCCAACCAGGGCCAGGTAGTACACCGCGCCACCGCCAGGGATGCTCCCGCCCGATGGGGACGTTGTACCCTGGGGGTGGAGGAGCGGCGAAGCCTCCGAGCTGAACTCGTTGACGGGGATGCGGCCCCTGACGCTCACAGAGAGAGACTCAGAGCCGTCCGCCAGCCCCAGTACGTCCGTGGTCAGGTCCATGGTAGTGGAACCCGCAAACTCCCCGCCCGTAACACTGACCAAGTCTGGGGACCAGGGGAGCGCGGGCCGCGCCAAGCGGTCCCGGTGGCTCCGGGTCAGGGTGCCCCGGCCTTCTGTCCAGGCCGTATCTGTCCACCACCAGCACTCATGCCAGGTGCCCCAGATCTGGATAGTTTCCCCATCCTGGCTCAACTGGATTCTGGTCAGGCGCACCAGGAACCCATCCAGGTTCTCGCCCGCGCCCGTCTTGAGGCCTACCGCCGGGGCGATACCCAGATCCGGGTCATCCAGGAGTACGATCTGGCCCGCCTGGAGATGCAACCCCCGCATGGAGGTCTCCCAGGTGAACTCCATGGTTCCCCCGGGTAGCCCTTCCGGGTTGCCGTAGAGCTTGGAGACGATGGCCAGGCGTCCGATCCGGCTGGCCTGACTGAAGCTGTTGAGGCCATCGAGGCTTAGGGTGGATGCTTCCTCTCCGTGGCGGTTGATGGCGTCCGGGTCCGCTAGCACAACGGAGGTAGTGGCGTACTCCAACTCACAGTCCGGGAAGTTGATGGTGACCTTGTTGGGCCGCCCGCCGTCCCCGTCCGGGCACGTCGCCAGCGCCCCGTCCCGATCTCGGAGGATGGTGGACTTGGTGAACCGATAGGCCACATACCCGTTTGCATCTGCCCCGGTGGCGGACTTGGACCGGATGGGGGTGTCGTAGTTGGAGCCGCTGATCGGGCTGGGCTGCTGGGCCGCCAGCGTTCCCAGGATCACCAGGGAGTACTTGCCGCTCGTCCCGTTAGGCCGCACCACGGCGTTGAAACTAGGCAGGAAGGAGCGGAGGACATCCGACACCGCCTGGCGCTGAGAGAGGACCAGGGAGGCCGTGTACCGGGGTCGCGTGGAACTGGCACCGTTGATGTCCGTGTAGGTGACAGATTGAGCACAGATGGCCGCCGCGTCGATGAAACTCTGGAGGTCCAGGTCCGCATAGGTGAACCCGGAGCGGATTAGGAGAGCCAGCGCCACCCAGGCCGGGTTGTCCGTATAGGACACGGGCCAGGAGCCAGCGTCCCCTGGATCGGCGGTGTTGGGCTGGGGCAGCGGAGTGCCCTGGATTAGGCAGCGGATAGAGGGTAGCCCGGAGCCATCGACCAGGGCGCGGGGAGCGCACCACTCGATCACAGACAGGGAGCCGTAAGGGTCGCCGTTCCCGCTCCATGGGACGTCCGTGCCGGGCTTGCCCACGCGGGAGCCCGCGTTCACGACGTTATACCGCATCAACTCCCCACCCTTGGGGATGTTGTAGGGGGCACCGGTGAGAGAGGTGGCTGCTGGGAGGATGGTGTCGTTGCACACCACCTGGAGGATGCTGCTGATGGGACCGGCGGAAATGACCGCCTCTCCGCGCGTGGAGTTGCCCTCGGGCCACGCCCCTAGGAGCTTGGGCTCCACCCAGGCGGTGCCAAATACCTCCGGGGCGGGGTCCCCCAGCTTAGCTTCCTGGGTCTTGGTGTCAATCCACTTGCCGCTGGTGTACTCACGGTACTTGGAGCCCGCCGGTAGGGCGTAGGAGATGCCGCCGAAGCCACCCGTTTGGTGGCCGCTGGCATCTAGTTTGTACAGCCCCCGCGCCTTGCAGTCGCTAGCCGTGTACCCGCAGTCAGAGTAGGGCGTGGAGCCGCTCTGGTAGGTGCCGCGCCCGTTGGCCGGGTCATACCCGCACGGATAGAAGGGGCTGGCGGCAGCGGCCCCAGCGGCCCGCTCCTCTGCCGTCCGGGGGAACCGCCATGGACAGCGCTGTTGGAGGGGGACTGTGGGAAGCTGGCGGTTGGCGATGTCCACCAGGGCAGAGGCTTCCAGATCCACAGCCGTTCCTGTCAGGCTCACCCGCCGGATCTTGCCCCGGAACCTCTCAATTGAGTCTGAACTGTAGGTCCATGGGGTGCTGCCGAAGTCCGCCAGCACCAGCCGGGCCACCAGAGTCGCCCCCCTGAATCCCTGCCCACCCTCGTAGGCCATCCACAGGACCCGCTCCGGGTCCGCCAAGCTGACCGTGAAACTCAACGGGACGTCAATGCCCGCCTCCCCCAGTTGCTGCACCGCCGCCAGGGAGTGATCCACCACACGCCCGATATAGCTCACTCCGCCCACCGCATACCCGCCCTCAGTGGCGTTCAGTGGGTGGGTGGAATAGTGCAGGGCTGTCCCGTCCGTCAGGGTGATATCGACCAGGAGGAGGGGCTTATAGGCGGCGACCAGGTCCTTAGCGGCGTTGATTGTGGTCAGTGGCATGGGAGAAGCGTAGGAAGCTGCGAATGATTAAGATGGCGACCAGGAGGTGTTTCATGCGGGGACTTCTACCAGTTTCACCAGGACCTTGTGCTCATTGCGCCCCGAGGCAGTAACCGCCAGCTCGTCCTGATCGAAGCGGACGGTGTAGGGGGTGGAGTCCTGGGGGTCTTGGAACGTGAAAGACTCATAGCGCCCGCCCCGCGCCGAGAAGAAGGCTACCAGGGCGTCCGCCTCCGCCTGGGTCAGGGCGCTGTACTCGATTTCCCAGGCCCTCTGGCCAGCGGCCCGTGTGGCGTAGGTGTAGCGCATCCCGCCGGGCGTCTCAGCGGAGCGGGTACGGAACTTGACCCCCCGCGTGTAGGGTAGCTGGACCGAATAACCCGTGCTAAGGGCGGGAAAGTTTGCCATGCAGGACCTCCAGCCACTCCCAGGTCACAACCAGGGCGTCTCCGGTCATTAGTAGACCCTCTTGCACCGCCAGCCCTACGCCCCACACGACGCTAAAGGCCAGGCAGATCAGGACATAGCAGCCAGCGAGCGCAAACAGGCAGATGCTGAGGGCGCGAATTGGCAGACCGGCGAAAAACCGTAGGAGCGTCACACAGACCTATCGAGGTCAGGGCGGCGGCGGTCAAGGACTCAACAGGACCAGGATGTTGCCTGGAGTTCGATTGCCACCCAGCCATCCGGGATGATCCACTTGCGACCGTCACTGGTTTCCAGCCGGTGGTTGCCGGAGGGGCGGACGCAGAGCCCCACCACACCCTTGATTGAGATGGAAACGCCGTCACGGTAGTGATAGGTTCGGGACTCCTCCCCCACGATCAGCCTGAATTCATCCTCAGGAGGGGCGGGGCGGGGTTGGTAAATGACGGCCATGGTGCTGACCCTATATCGCGGGGGTGGAACAGGACGTCAAGGGCCGACCTTTTCGACGTCCAAACTGACGCGCCAGCGGAGCCGCTGGGTTTCCGTGGCTTGGAATTCATCCGACATGAAGCCCAGCCCGGTCCAGGTAGTGCCTCCGATAGTCAGGCTCCAGGTGGTGTCAAAGCGGCCCTTGCAAGCCTCGAAGAACGTCCGCACCGTTGACACATCGGCGGCTGAAATGCCATCCAGGGAGAGGCGGAAGCGGGCCGCCTTGGGGCGCATCCGGAATCTCTGCTCCGTCCCATCCCCGAACTCCAGGACGCGGGCCGGGGACGTATACCCGATCTCAACCGGGTACATAACCGTAGTGCCGCAAGACAGGAGGGGGAAGGATGCCACATCCCCCTATCGTGCTCCGGGGAAAAACGTCAACCCGGTGGAGCCTCTATCGACGCCGTAGTTGACGCGGGGAACCCCGCTCCCGATTGGAGTACAGGGAGAGCCCACCCGCGCAAAGGAGACACCGCTTGAGAGTACCCATGTCCTGCATCACCATTGTCATTCTGGCCCTGATCTGCCTAGCAATCCCCATCTTGGCGGCAGACGCCAAGCCCGCCGATCCACCCAAGCTGACAGACGCGGAAAAGCTGGCCATCAGAGACGCCCAGGTCGCCGCGCTGGCCGCGCAGGGGCAGATTATCACCCTTCAGAGGCAGATGGAGGCCGCTCAGAAGAAGCTGGAGGCAGCGGTCACCGCCGCCAAGGCGGCCCACGGCTGTGAGGACGTGACCATGGATCTGGTCTGTGTGATGCCCAAGCCTAAGCCCACCAAGTGATCCAGGGGCGGGAGCGACTCCCCGCCCCCCCGCCCTCCCCTTAGTACGCCAGCCGCGCCCGTAGTGTGGGCACCACCGCGTGGCCTTCCCTGACGGCCCCCGCAACCGCATCCGCGATATCAGCCCGCGCATCGTAGACGCTCTTGGCGTCGAAGGCCTTGATGGGTACGTTGATGGTCTGCTGGACGATCACTCGCGCCTTGCCCTGGGCGTCCACATCGTAGGAGCTACTGCCCCAGATACCGCTGGTCACGGAGCGCCCCTCAACCCAGGTCTTCTTGTTCGCTTCGATGGAGTTGTTAATCTCCTGCGCCCTGTCCGCCTTGGAATGCCCGAACAGGGAGCCCAGGAGGCCCAGGCCCATGCCCGCGACAGCGCCCCAGGGGCCGAGGGCGGAGAAGGATTTGGACATCATGGAGAGCGCACTCAAGCCGCCGCCGATGATGGAGCCGGAGGCGGTCAATGCCCCGCCGATCCCACCCTGCTTGATGCCGGAGACAGCCCCAAGGGTCCCAGCCGTCAG